TTGGATGGTATCTCTTAGGGGTAAATAATGGCCATTAAGTACCGGGGTGAGACGTTCAGCGGCTACAACAAGCCCAAGCGCACACCAAGTCACCCAAGGAAATCACACGCTGTGTTGGCGAAAAAGGGCGAAAGAATCAAGCTAGTCAGGTTTGGACAGCAGGGAGTGCGTGGTGCAGGCAAGAACCCGAAGAGCGAAAAGGATAAGGCGCGGCGCAAGTCCTATTACGCCCGTCACAACGCGCAGGGAAAGCCCGGAAAGGACGTTTTCAGCCCAAAGTATTGGTCGCACAGGGTTAAGTGGTAATGCCGTTAAAGAAAGGTTACTCAAAGAAGACCATCTCAAAGAACATCAAGACTGAGATGAAATCGGGCAAGCCTCAGAAGCAGGCTGTAGCAATCGCACTCAACGTGGCCAAAAAGGCCAAGAAGAAAAGGAAGAAAGCATGAAAAAGCCAATGAAGAAGCCGGTGGCAAAAAAAGAGTTCACTCCATGTAGTCGTTGTCCATCTCCAAGCTCGTGTAAGCGGGCAGGACAGTGTTTGGCTCAGGCTCTGTCATGAGCCTGTACAAGAACATCCACAAGAAGCGGAAGCGCATCAAGGAAGGCTCGAAAGAGAAGATGCGGAAGCCCGGCACGAAGGGTGCGCCTACAGCTAAAGCATTTAAGGCCGCCGCCAAGACTGCCAAGAAGCCAAAGAAGAGGACTGCGCGAGCATGACGGATCTTGAAAAGTACGATCACAACGGCAACGGTGTGTTGGATGCTGACGAGCGTGAGATCATGCTTGAAGACCGCCGCCGCGAAATGGATGACGCGGATGCCAAACGAGACGCACAGCGTAGGATCACCTACATGGCCGCATCGGGCATTTTGCTGTTTCCCTTCTCAGTAGTCGCCACAGAGGCGTTCGGCCTGTCAGGAGCCTCTACGTTGCTCGCAGACATGTCTACGATCTACTACGGTAGTATTTCTGTCATAATCGGCGCGTATTTTGGCTTCAGCAACATGGGCGGCAAGAAGTGATGGAATGGCTACTGATATTTATATTGGTAGCCAACATATTCTGGATGGCAAGCGGCGATGAAAACAAAGACCTGTGAGTATGTGTACACACGAGGTGTATACATCACCGACTGCGGATCAGAGTTGATATTACGCCCGACTGCCCGTTGCGACAAATGTGGCAAGAAGCCACTGGAGAGAAAAGATGATAAATCTACTGGGGTCGCTGATCGGCCCTGTCACTGGATTACTCGATAAGGTCGTCGAAGATAAGGACGCAAAGAATGCCTTGGCTCACGAAATCGCAACCTTGGCCGAAAAACAGGCGCACCAAGCCGCTCTCGCTCAAGTGGAAGTCAACAAGGCGGAAGCCCAACATAAATCAGTCTTTGTCGCAGGATGGAGGCCATTCATCGGATGGACCTGTGGAATCGCGTTGGCGTACCACTTTGTCATTGCTCCACTTATATTGTTTGGAGTGGGCATCGTTGGCGCAGAAATACCTGCGCTCCCTGCTTTCGATATGGACTCGTTAATGACGGTCCTACTGGGAATGCTCGGCCTCGGAGGGCTGAGAACGTATGAAAAACAAAAAGGACTTACCAAGTAGTGAGATTTGAAGACATGGATATTGAAGCGCTGAAAGACCAACTAATCCTGCACGAGGGGCTGAAGCTCAAGCCATACAAGTGTACGGCAGGCAAACTCACAATCGGGGTTGGTCGCAACATCGAAGACATCGGGATCACCGAAGGCGAGGCTAGAGCGTTGTTAGATAACGACATTCTCAGGGTTGCACAAGAATTGGACAATGGGTTACCTTGGTGGCGAGATTTGTCTGATGTGCGCCAACGAGTGTTGTTGGACATGGCATTCAATCTCGGAACCCCGACACTGATGAAGTTCAAAAACACATTGGGTCTGATCGAAGCAGGCGACTTTGTGGGGGCTTCAGAAGAGATGCTACGGTCACGGTGGGCTGAGCAAGTCGGGCAACGCGCGCTCACGCTGTCGAAAGCGATGGCACTGGATGTGCTAGACATATGAGGGGCATATGCCGATCGATCCGAAACTACTGGACTTCTGTAGGTCAGAAGCTCAGCGCACTATTGTGCAGGCTGTTATTGATCATGGCGGACAAAGGGCCGCCGCTCGTGCGTTAGACAAGTCACACGGGACAGTCAGTAACACTATCATCAACATCAGGCGAATCGCTGAGAAACGCGGCTATTCACCTGAGCATGACCTGACGCACATCATTCCTGAATCGCTGACTCTGAAGGGTACATCGACGCTGTACCACAAGGAAAAGGGTCAGATGATGCAGTGGGTGAAGACCCAAGCAGACAAAGAAGTTCAGGCGCAAATAATACTAGAGGGAATAAAAGATGCACTTGAAGAGTACAGGGGCCGCTCAGAGCCTATTAAGCATATGGGCCTCACACAAGAGGACTGTCTCCATACAATGGTCATGGGTGACGCTCACTTTGGCGCTATGGCTCACCAAGACGAAACTAAGATCGATGATTTTGATTCGGAAATTGCGTACCGAATCATGCAAGGCGCTGTCGATTATCTTACGCAGGCCGCTCCTCCGACTAAGGAAGCTCTGTTCGTAAACGTAGGCGATGCCCTGCACACAGACAACAGTTCAAACAAGACCAGAGGTCACGGCCATCAACTGGACGTAGACAGCCGGTACTACCGCATCATCAAGGTGTTCGTGTGGTCAATGATCCACGCCATTCAGCGCATGCTCGAAAAGCATGAGAAGGTCACGGTCTTCAACGCGGCAGGCAACCATGATCCTGACTCCACGCACTGGATCCAATTGTCACTGGCCCTGTACTTTGATAACGAGCCACGGGTGGACATTGTCCAAGACCCCGGCCACTACCAGATGTATCGGTTCAACGATATCCTGCTCGGCATTACCCATGGTGACGGGGCAAAGATGGAAGAGCTACCAAACATCATGGCTCACCTGTGGGCATCCGACTGGGGGCAGACCAGACACCGGCACTGGATCACTGGACACATCCATCACCGGGTGGTCAAAGAGTTCACCGGGTGCAAGGTCGAGTCATTCAACACGCTCGCACCGTCAGACGCATGGCATGCCAAGTCAGGCTACTTTGCGGCCCGTGAGATGCACTCGCTGATCTTCCACAAGGAACACGGCTTGGTAGCACGAAACTGCTGTCCTGTTGGTTTGGCACACACTTAGTGTTGCATCTGTAAACGATAAGTGTTTAAATGGCTCCTGTTGTTAATCAATAGGAGTCAACAATATGTCTAAAGCAACACTCATGGCCCGTGTCTGGGCAGACCTTTCCGCGATCAACGTCAACGATCACGTTCAGAAGAAAGCAAACCTTTCGTATCTGTCGTGGACTTGGGCGTGGTCAACACTGATGTCCAAGTATCCTGAAAGCTACTACCACTTCAGCGATCATCGTCAGATGAATGAGACTGTCATGGTCGAGTGCGTCCTCACAATCCACGAGGGCGAAGAAGTTGCCACACGCACAATGTGGTTGCCGGTCATGGATCATCGCAATAAAGCGATAATAGATCCGGGTTCACGCGACATCTCAGACGCTCGTATGCGCTGTCTGGTCAAGTGCATGGCAATGTTCGGCCTTGGGTTCTACATCTACGCAGGCGAAGACATTCCGACTGCTGAGAAAGAAGAGTTGAATCAGCCAATCGACAAGGCGCAGTCTCAGCAACTGAATGAGATGATCGACTACTCAGGAACTGACGTAGCCAAGTTTCTTGGGTTCTACAAGATCCAGTCAGTCTCTGAGTTACCCAAGTCACACTTTGAGCAGGCGTACAACATGCTCGCAAAGAAGATCGCTGACATGGAGTCAGCAACGGCGGTGTCAGATGAAATCATCGATGACGACTCCCTGTAAGTATTGCGGCAACCCTGCTGACATTCGTGTCAGTGGGGTCTTGGAATGTGCCGCTTGTTGGTTAATGAGAGGTGATTATGGCAGGAAAGGGAAGCAATCCGCGTCCAGTGAACAAAGCAAAATTCGAGAGCAACTACGACAGAATATTCAAAAAGGGCAAGCAAGATGAGAGTGATCGATCACGAGCAAGGGACGCAGGAGTGGCTGAACAGCCGTCTAGGATGTCCTAGTGGCTCAGGCTTCTCAAACCTCATAACGGCGACTGGGAAGCCGTCTACGAGCGCTGACGCATACATTAATCAGTTAATCGCTGAGAAGCTCACAGAGCGCACTACAGAGGTCAAGGTTAATGAATGGATGCAAAGGGGTACAGAATTGGAGCCACTGGCTCGTCAGTATTACGAGCTATCGACTGGCTTGGAGGTTCAAGAGGTCGGGTTCTGCAAGNACGACACATTGGAATGCGGCGTNTCGCCTGACGGTNTGGTCGGCGAAGACGGCGGGCTAGAGATCAAATGCCCGGCNCCGCATACCCATGTGAAATATCTGAGGGATGACAAGTTGCCTGTCGTTTATAAACAACAGGTGATGGGTTGTCTCTGGATCACAGGCAGAGAGTGGTGGGACTTTGTGTCGTACCACGAAACGATGCCTGTACTACAGGTCCGCGTCTACCGTGACGAGGACTACATAAAGCAACTGGCGGAACAGGTCGAGAAGGCTTGTGAAACCATCAAATATGAAACTGAACGATTAAGGAATATGCAATGACTGAACATGACAACAACAACCGTGGTGCGCTCTGGAACAATGACCGGAAGCAAACTGACACACACCCAGACCTATCTGGCTCAATGACATTCAGTTGTCCGCACTGCAAGTGCAACACTGATCATTGGATTAGCGGGTGGAAGAAGAAGCCGGGACAAAGTGACCGCGCTCCAATCGTAAGCCTGTCGGTGCGCCCGAAGGACTACAAAAGCAGTCAGCCCGCCCAACCCACTGAGCAAGCTCAAGGTCAGCAAGCGTCAAATATTGACGATGAAATTCCTTGGTAAGTAAAAAAATGCCCGCGCGGAGCGGGCTAATCGATGAGGGGTATCTCTGTCGAGAGACTCTCAGTTTAACAGGAGCATGCAGTGAGTAGAACCAAAGTTGGCAAGTGCATCAAGATCGCACAGGAAAAGCGGGATATCACAACCTTGCAAATGGCGCGTGACTTCAGCGTTCACCGTCAACAAGTGCAGAGATGGCGAGCCAGTGATGATATGCGCCTGCACAAGATCGAAGAGTTCGCGGAGTATTTCAAAATGACCCGCGACGAGTTTTTGAAACTAGGAGACTAATATGTCCAAAATCACAAATGAAGACTTGAGAATGGTTGAAGCCCTTTACAACAGGGGTTTCACAGACGAAGAAATCGGCGAGACAATCGGGCGTAGCCGTAAGTCGGTTGGCCAGATCATCCATCATCACAAAGACAAGATGGAACTGATTGATCGGAAGTGGGCAAAGCGCATCCGTAAGGACCACGAACAGATGACTGTCGAGCGCATCCTTCAGGCCAAGGAAAAAAAGATACGCAGATCGCGTACAGTTGCGCCGAAGCCTGAGCCAAAGCCGACTGTCTGGGACCGCATGATTGGATTCTTTGGATGAAGGATTCAGTCAAGCACACCGTCACCTCTAAACCGATGGCAGATCAATGCATTCGTGACATCCAAGCGATGGTCAAAGAGCATGGCTACTGTGTGGTTCAGATCAAGGCAGGCGGAAGGTCGCTTGAGCAAAACGCCCTGTTCCATGTATGGTGCAGGGAGTTTGCCGCTGAGCAGACAAAGCGCGGAAAAGACCTCAACGAAGAGACTGTCAAGATTTGGTGGAAGCACCGATTCCTGGGGGTAGAGGACGTTCGATACGGCAGTAAAGTTCTCACTGGCCAACTGCGGAACACTGAAGATCTGTCGGTAGGCGAGATGTTCACGTTCATGGAACAATGTTGGGAGTACAGTGCGACTGAGTTCGGGGTCTACCTTTCGATACCTGAAGAGAGCCAATACATGAAGACTAGGGAAAAACAGAATGGACAAGACTGAATCAAGCGTGACGATCAAGGCAAAGCTCGTGAATGGAACTGTCGAGATGAGCATTGAGATGGACCTGTGTGACGCTATCGATCAGGAAGAAATGATTTTCCTGTCGGCTGAGGCACTCATGGCTGTCGAAGAAGCAAGTCAGGCAAAAGATGCAGAGCAAGACAAGGCGCTGTAGCAACTGCCGAAAGAAAGTGCCTGCGACTGAGGCATTCGTGTCTCAGTTCAAGGCATTTTGCTCGTATGAATGCTTGAAGGTGTTTACGGTCAAGAACCGGGAGTCGCTGTTCGACAAGGTCCGCAAAGAAAAGCGACAGATCGACAAGATCAAGCGGGACAGCCTGAAGACCAAGGGGCAGTGGACCAAGGAGGCTCAGGTTGCGTTTAATGCGTATGTGAGGGCGAGGGACAGACATGAGGGCTGTATTAGCTGTGGTCTACGCACTGCTGACAACGCTACTGGCGGTGATTGGGATTGTGGTCACTATCGATCTACTGGCTCTGCTCCTCACCTGCGATTCCATCTCTGGAATGCTCACAAGCAATGCAAGAAATGTAACCGCTACCTGTCAGGCAATGTGGCAGAGTATCGGGTTGCACTGATCTGGAAACTTGGCCACGAGAAAGTCGAGGCGCTTGAAAAAATGAATGACGCCAAGAACTATTCCATCGAAGATCTCAAACGCATTAAGCGAATATTCACCCAACGCATTA